GCTCTGCGTACGTTTGGTTGAAATTGGAAGTTGGTTAACCGTATGGGTAAGGGCCGCAAGCCGACGCCTAAGCAGATCCTTAGCCTGCGTGGCTCCCGCGTTAGGGGGCCGCATAAGACCGGAATCGACGCGCCGCCTGGCGTTCCCCCGTCGCCGGAATGGCTGGCCGATGTCGCCCGCGCCGAGTGGGAGCGGATCGTTCCCATGCTCGAAGCGTCCAAGGTGATGAGCCCGCGCCACCAGCAGACACTCGCGGCCTACTGCGATTCGTTTGCCGACATGGTTCAAGCCGATCGGGAACTGAAGGCGAACGGCACCACGATCATGGACGACAAGGGTAGGGTTACTAATCACCCGGCGTGGAACCGGAAGCGTGACGCACGAAACCAGATGCTGAAGTTTGCCGCCGAGTTCGGCCTGACCGCATCTGCACTTTCAAGGGTTTCTGCCGTTGACCAAGGCCCGCAAGCAGACGAAGACGACGCCCGCATGTTCGCTTGATGCGAAGGCTGCGGATATTGCGGTGCGGTTCTTCCAGGAAAACCTGACGCACAGCAAGGGGGAACTTGGTGGCAAGCCGTTCCTGCTGGAGCCGTGGCAGAAGGCGTACATCTCGAAGTTGTTCGGCACGATGAACGGCAACGTTCGTCAATTCAGAACATCACTGCTGGCGATTCCGAGAAAGAACGGGAAGAGCACCCTATGTGCTGGCATCGCTCTAAAGCTTCTCTTTGATGGCGAACCCGGCGCGGAAATCTATTCCTGTGCCGCCGATCGTGACCAAGCCCGCCTGGTGTTCGAGATGGCGAAAGTGTGCGTGGAGAACTCGCCCAAGTTGCGGGGCCGCCTGCGTGTGTTCCGTAACTCCATCGTGCGGGAGGACACGCACAGCACTTACAAGGCGTTGTCTGCCGAGGCGTTTACGAAGCACGGGCTGAACGCACACGGGATCATATTCGATGAACTGCACGCCCAGCCTGATCGGGAACTGTGGGACGTGATGACCACCTCGACGGGAGCCAGGCGGCAGCCGCTCTGCGTGGCGATTACCACGGCAGGCTTCGACCGCAAGAGTATCTGCTGGGAGATTTGGAAATATGCCCTGGCTGTGCAGGACGGGGCGATCAAAGACCCTACCTTCCTGCCTGCGATCTATGCCGCCGATGCGGAAGACGATTGGACGAAGCCAGCGACGTGGAAGAAAGCGAATCCCAACCTAGGCGTAAGCGTAAAGCTCGATGACCTGCGGGTGCGGTGCAAGCGTGCACAAGACATGCCGAGCGAAGAGAACACATTCCGGCGGCTGCACCTGAACCAGTGGACAGAGCAGGATACGCGGTGGCTGCGGATGGATCACTGGGCGCAGGGCAACGAGCCTTGCCCGGTGATGCTAGACGGCCGGGAGTGTTTCGCGGGGCTTGATCTCGCCAGCACGTTCGACACCACCTGCTTTTGCCTGCTGTTCCAACTGGACGATGGCCGCTTCTGGGTGGAGCCGCACTTCTGGATTCCCGAAGAGAACATGCGGGAGCGGGTGAAGCGGGATCGTGTTCCCTATGACCAGTGGGCGAAGGAAGGGAAACTCCATCTGACGCATGGGAACGTCACCGACTTCGATCAAGTGCGGGCCGACATCATGGTGCTGGCGAAGAAATACAACGTCAGGCAGGTGGCGATCGACCGCTGGAACGCCACGCAGCTGTCAACGCAACTGCAAGGTGATGCCGTGAACGTCTTAGGCTTTGGGCAGGGCTATGGCTCAATGAGTGCCCCGGCCAAGGCGTTAGAAGGTCTGGTGGTTGGCGGCAAGTTGCTGCACGGCGGGCATCCTGTGCTGGCGTGGCAGGCGTCGAATGTGGCGATTCAGAGCGATCACGCTGGAAACATCAAGCCAAGCAAGCAGAAATCCAACGAACGAATCGACGGCATCGTGGCCCTGACTATGGCCCTTGGCATCCACGCGACATCGACGGCACCAGCGCCTGAACAATCCTGGGACATCATGAGCATATGAGTACCGAAAACGCCGTGCCCGATTTCAAGATGTTCGACCTTCGCGGGATCGACTGGACCGATGGCGGCAGCAACCGCACACCGTCAGGCATCCGCGTGACGGCCGACAACTCGATGGCCTGCTCTGCATACACGGCTTGCATTCGTGTGATCTCCGATGCGGTATCTTCCCTGCCGCTGCACGTCTATGAAAGGCTTGCCAACGGTGGCAAGGCGAAGGCGTCCACGCACCCCGTGTATCGGTTGCTGCACACGCAGCCAAACCCGTGGCAGACGGCGCAGGAGTTCCGCGATTGGATGACGGGGATGTACCTGCACTACGGCGCGAGCTACGCAGAGATTCGCCCAGGTGCCCGTGGTGCCATCTCGGAGTTGTGGCCGCTGCACCCCAGCCGAATGGAAGCCGAGCGGCTTGAGGATGGGACTATCCGCTATCGCTACCGCGAGCCGAGCGGCAAGCAGACGATCTATTCACAGGATCAGATCTTCGCCCTGCGGTTCACCACAGAAGACGGCATCAAGCCCGTTGCAACGTACAAGATCTTCCAGAACGCCATCGGGCTGTCGCAGGCTCTTGAGGCCCACGGTTCCACCTACTTCGGGAACGGTGCGAGGCCCGGCATTGTCCTTGAAAGTGAGAACCCGATTCCGGTGGAAGCCGCCGAGCGTTTGCGTGAGCAGTGGGAGCGGATGCACCGTGGGGCTGATCGTGCCTTCCGAACGGCTGTCCTGCCCAACGGCGTGAAGGCCCACGAACTCAGCGGCAGCAATGAGGCGGCCCAGTTCCTCGAAACGCGGCAGTATCAAGTCATCGAGATATGCCGGGCGTTTCGCGTGCCGCCGCACATGATTCAGGATCTGACCCGATCGACCTACTCGAATATCGAAGTGCAGGGCACGGAGTTCGTGCAGCACTGCCTGCTGCCGCACCTGAAGCGGTGGGAAGCGGCGATCAGCCGCGACCTGATCGTGGACGACGAAACGTATTTTGCCGAGCACAGCGTTAGCGGCCTGCTTCGTGGCGACCACGCCAGCCGATCGGCCTACTACGTTTCGGCCCTGCAAAATGGCTGGATGACAGTGAACGAGATCCGCGAACTTGAAAACCTGAACCCGATTGGGCCAGAGGGCGACAAGCACTTCGTACAGCTGAACATGACCACGCTGGACAAAGTTGGGCAGCAAGCACCGGCACCTGAGCCGATGCAAGCGATTCAAGACGAGACAAGCCCGGCGGATGACGCCGAAGACCAGGCCGAACAGGAGGACACCCCAGATGGAAATTGAACGCCGCGACTTCGCCTTTGAGGACGATAACGAACTGATCGTTGAGAGCCGTGCCGATGGCCGGGCCGCCATCATCGGATACGCTGCCGTCTACAACCGCCTGTCGCTCGATCTGGGTGGCTTTAGGGAAGAGATCCTGCCGGGAGCCTTCGACAAGATCCTGAGCCGTCAGAGGGGCAAGGGCGACGTGGTGGCACTGTTCAACCACGACTCCAATATCGTGCTGGGCCGTTCATCGTCTGGCACGCTCGAACTCTCCAGCGATGACAAGGGGCTGAAGTACGTGGTGACGCCACCCGTCAGCCGGGCCGACGTGCTCGAACTGATTCAGCGGCGGGACGTGCGGGGTTCTTCGTTCGCCTTCACGGTGGACCCGAAGAATGAATCCTTCCGCACTGGCGAGGACGGCAAGGCCATCCGCCAGATCCGCGAGGTATCGGGACTCTACGACGTGGGGCCGGTGCTTAACCCGGCCTACCCTTCCACGTCTGCATCTGTTGCCCTGCGTTCCTACGAAGCCTGGCTGGCAACGCAGGAAACGCCTGCCGCCCCCGAGGTGGTTGCGGAGATTGCAAAGCGTTCGCTGGTGCGTGATGCCGCTGCGGCATGGACTCTGAGGCTGCGAAATGTCTGATGCCCGCTGCACCTGCGGCGAAAAACTTCGTTGCCGATCCAGCCGCCCGTGCGGTGACGAACGGCAGCGGTATTTACGGTGCCCACGATGCGGGGCGCGTGCGGTGGCTTTTGTGAAAACAACACTTTCCGAAGTGCGGTTCTGCAAGAGAGCCACCGGCTAGCGGCATTGTGAACCCTACGGC